TCTCTCTAGGGATGGTGGTAGGTTTTGGTTGTTCTTGTTCTTGTAGTAGCAATTGCTTATACTGCTTGGAATGTTGATTAAATTCTGGGATACTGATAGTTTAATTAACTCCCTGTATTTGTTGACTGTAGCCGTTGACCATCATATTATTATTGTTTAGTTCTAGATCTTTCACTTCTCTTTGCAAGCCAATTGCAGATAGTATTATGGACCTATACGACCTGGCAGGCTAATGAACTAATTGGACTTTCTTACCGTTAGTGAGTACTTTCAAGCTCTAGACGTCTTTCCCAAGACAATCAAGTATGTACTGATCTTTCCAGGCGTCTCCTGTTATCACTATAGTATCAGTATCATCTTATAGGTACTAAGAGTAAGTACTTTAGAAGAGGATTTGAGTAGATTATTTGATATCCTCTATATACTTTCTGAAGAAACTACCCTACACGTGTTTCTGTTTAGTAATCAGATCTGGAAGTCTTCTGAAAGGTGTCGAGTACTAGTTACCTCTGAAAGATGCTTAGAAGAAGTTGATCCATCCTAGCGGTATAATTCTGTTAATAGTGCTTTAGTCCTAGAGCACTACATTTGGGTGTAGATATGACCTACCGCTACTCCTGCAGTTCATAGTGACGTTCTGGTACTAATCTACAGTGAAATGACCTTCACGTCCAGGCAAGTTGTACATCCCTGGGATTGGATAGAATTATATACCTGAGACCATGAATTGTAATTTGTTGCTCTAACATTACACACTTAATTCTGACAGATAATAGTGAACATCATTGACTAACAAGTACACATTGACGAAAGGAGATTGATCTATGCGTAATAATTAATCTGCGAATACGAGTACTAGTTAATCTCCAAACTCTTCTATCTTTAACAAAGGGGACTATATTAAGTTTAATAGTCTAGGCTGTGCTTGTTGTAGCTCTTTGTAAGATTTTTGATGATTCCTGTGGTACAAATTATCGTACTCGTCCAAGTCTGGTCTAACTGGGAGGTATTAGACGGATGTAAGAAGTTTCGGGGTTCTGTCATACTTAGCTCCTAGATCAATGACTAAGTTACTAGCAAGGTCCTGAATCTAAGTCAAGCTCTAAGTCTACATGAGATCGCTACAGTACCTCATAAAGTTGTGGCCACCGTTGAATGTCCTCTAATTCTTTATTGACTCGTGGCTACCTGCTAACCCGAGGTTTTATAAGTACTAGATCTACTTTCCTGGTAGCACTCCTCGAGGATTACACTGAATCTTGTCTCCTTGTCGGGAGATGCCCTTATGTACCTCAGCGTTGACTGCTTGCTGAACGGGTATGAGCTCTGGGTGATACAGGTCATACAGCAAAGGCTTAGTAAGCCCAATACTATTACATCCAGGAAAAGTTTTAATAGTGCTTTGGAAAGTGAACTCGTCTTGTTGGTTAGCAGCAAATAAATCTTTCAAGGATTTTAATAATCCGTTCACAAGAAATATTTTGTCAGGGACAGTCTTGTTGCCTACAATTTACACTAGATGGTTTGGTCTCCTTCTAGTACATACTATCTTAGCATAGTACTTCAATACTTGTTGGCTTGTGCAACTCAAAGTGCCCTAGTCGACTTGAGTCTATAGCATCAATGAACACTTACCAATCTCTGACTCTTATGTGATACTGTGTGAAGGAAGGTTAGAGTATTGTAAACTCCTTACGAAGTAGCACATCTGATCTATCCTGTGTTAGATAGCACTGGAATAGGTTTCTTGAATTCTTTCTTCTTTGTATGCATTCAGAGCTTATTGATGAGTCTGTTCTTTCAGTTGCTTGTAATCGACCACTTGAAAATCTTGATCTTGTTTAGCGACTGACTTCTAGATAAATTTTTTGTTTTGTTTACCGCGATTCACTGTTTTATTTTGCCTGACCTTAGTAACTTTATCTTTAGACATCTAGTTTGTTGCTGCAGAATTAAGCACAGCAGAGTATAACCTCTTGGCTGTTATGTTGAATCTGCAATTCTTATCGAACTAGACGTAAGCGTGGTACACGTTAGGCGAAGTCTGGCTGATGATAATGCTTTGACTGTTCTTAGTGCGAGAAGGCAGGATTGGCTCCATGGCATCCATACAACTAATACGGATACTTAATGACTGACAGATTTACGCGAATCTGGTGTAGTCGATACCTGCAGGGCCAATCTTGTTAGCGATATCTTGGCATAGTCGTATACTTTCCTAGTCTTGATTATTTTTCAAGAAAGTAGAAAGTGCATAAATCCAACAGTAAGTGTCAGGCATGCAAAACACCATTTAAGTGTCATCTTGAAGGAGGTGACG